GACTGTTAATACGGCTACCATCGCGGGTGGAACTCTTGTTGATGCTGTGGTCAGAGGTCTTGAAGAAGATGTAAATGTTGTTGCTTCCGCGGCGACTGGAACGATTAACTTTGATGTTTCTACTGCCTCAATTTGGTACTACACCTCAAACGCAACAGCCAACCATACCTTAAACTTCAGATATTCAAGTGGTGCTTCTCTTGATAGCGTAATGGCAACGGGTGACGCAATTACTCTTGTTTGGCTAAATACAAACGGAGCAACCCCTTACTATCCAAATGTTATTAACATTGATGGAAGCGCAGTAACTCCAAAAGTACCCGCTACGATTTCTGCTGGAAACGCCTCGGCTATTGATGCTTATTCATTCACCATTATTAAGACTGCTTCTGCTACATTTACCGTCTTGGAAACACAACAAAAATTCGCATAATCTAAAAGATTAAGGGAGAAGATATATGCCTATTTTGGGTAGCATAGCGGGAGGTTCCGCTAGAGGTTATGGTCGTGGCTCGGGAGTTGCGGCATTGGCAGAAATTGAACTTCTAGTTGTTGCAGGTGGCGGAGGCGGCGGATACCATCAAGCAGGTGGTGGCGGAGCAGGTGGCTATCGTTATTTTGCATCTCAAGCAATTACACCAGCAACGGCTTACACATTAACGATTGGCGCTGGAGGTGGCGGTGGTCCAAGTGGAAGTGCGGCGGCTAAAGGTGGTAATTCATCTTTTGGCGCATTAAGGTCATCAACTGGCGGTGGTAGAGGTGGTGACCGTTTAGATTTTACGCCTTCGATTGGAGGTTCGGGCGGAGGCGGCGGCGGTGGTATTACAACACCACCAGCAGGATATTCTTATGGTTACGCTGGTAACGAAGGCGGATATTCACCAGTAGAAGGTTATGCTGGTGGAGATGGAACTACTGGTTCTGTCCCAGGCTGGTCTGAATCAGGAGGCGGCGGCGGCGGTGCGGGTGGAAATGGTGGTAACGCAAGTCCATATAACCCAGGCGGTGGTGGTGCGGGAGTAAGTTCAAGCATTACTGGTTCAAGTGTGACCTATGCAGGTGGAGGCTCAGGCAGAAATGCTCCTGGACCCCCAGGCGCGGGTACAGAAGGCGCTAATGGAGCCGAAGGTGGTTTCGGCGGAGGCGGCGGCGGAAATCGTCAAGGCGGCGCTGGTGGCGGTGGTGTAATTATTGTTGCGTATCCAAACACTTTTCCTGCGGCTACTTTGAGTAACTTAACTTATACCGAACCGACAAGAAGTGGGTACCGTGTTTATCGCATAACCGCTTCTGCTAGTGGAACGATTACATTCTGATGGCGCACTTTGCAGAACTAGATGAGAACAATGTTGTTGTTAATGTTGTTGTAGTCGGCGATGAATATGCTGATACTTATACTGAGTCGCGAGCAACTTTTGGTGAAAAGTATATTCAAACCTCTTACAATACCTATCGCGGAGTACACCGACTTGGCGGTACCCCCTTGCGTAAAAATTATGCTGTTATAGGAGGGACTTATGATGAGGCTCGAGATGCTTTCATCACAATTCAACCTTTCCCTTCATGGATTCTTGATGAAGAGACTTGTGATTGGATGGCACCAATTCCAAAGCCAAATGAAACAAGTGTTTGGAAATGGGATGAAACCAACCAAGGATGGATTGAATTAACCCCTCCCGCACCTTAAAATCATTTATATGATTTTTTAGTCCAAAAGTTTTTTACATAGTTATTCACTATGGTGGCTTTTACATCCCTAGTAACTAATTTTGCCATTTCATTTTTTTCATAATGGCTAAAAGTTGCTTCCCAGTTTGTTCTTTTGAATGGAATAACTTGAACCATTGGAGTACCTTTTTCAACTATGCCCTCAAGCCCATTTTTTATCCAAACAGGAAGTATAATTTCATGCGGTGTGCTATCGGTATCGATAACAGCAGTCAAGGCTCTAAAGGGACCATCTTCATAACCAACTGGGCTGATAAATAAAGTTGAGTAACCTTTAGGAGTTTTAATATTCCAACCATTTATGTATTTCAAGGCTTGAGCATGATAACCGTTTGGTTTTTCAATTTTTACACTTTCCATTGCATGAGCATCAAATACAGGCAATGGCGTTCTAACTCTCCAGTTAATATACGGTACATATTGAGAGTCTGTTCCAACATTTGTAACTTGAATATCAGCCATTAAAGGAATTATGTACCCGCTAGTTAAAGCATCTAACATTGGGGTGCATTTCTTAAATGTTGCATTAGATTCATAATCTCTAACTATAATTTTTTTACCATCAGGGTTTTCAGGAGATTGCCTATATGGAACTTGATTTTTCCACCAGTCAGGTATTGCTTGGCTTGCAGGAAAGGGTCGAGGAGTTGCATCAAAATAAAAATCATCTCTAGCAATAAATTCTATATTCTGACTCATATAAAATATCTCACTAACGCAGTAGTAGCCAATATAGACCAAGCAATATTAAACAAAATAATAGTTGGTAATGTTTTCTTTGTAGAAGTCCAAATTAAAGATAGACTTGACAGTAAAGCAAAAACATAAAGCCACCACCATTGCCTACCAAATAATAGTCCTGGGAAAATAATCAATACTTTAGTAAAAAAAGCAAAAAACTCAATAGTGTTTGGTTTATTCCAATAAGAACGATTTTTCATTCCTGCTACAACTTCTAGCCATTCTTTTCTCATTCATCAACCTTATCGTTAAAAATATTATCTGCTAAATATTTGTTCAAAGTAGGAGCCTTTTCAGCCGCTTCTTCCCACAACATTTTTTTAATTTCAAAAGATGTTTTGTTTGCATCAATATAAGGTTTTATGTCTGCCCTATGGACATTCATTTTTTGGTCTACTCTATCAAAAAATGGATAGTGCATACCAACAGACACATAAAGAATTCCAAAATCTCCACGGAATTGAGGATTGTTCATTTTATTTAGAGCCATATACTCAAACCCATTACTGCCTGTTCGTTCATAATCCAACAACTTTTTGCAAAAAGTTCTTTGGCTAATATCCCTCCAATATTGTGTATCGCGCCTTACACTCAAAGCATAATGAGCGGCAACAAATTCAGCAAAAGTTTGGAAAACTTCACGGCAAGAGTAATTGAAAGCATCTCTGTCATATTGAGATACCTCATTCCTAAGTAAAGATTTTGCTAATCTACGAACAAACCAAAAAACACTAAATAATCCGTTGCTTTCTAAAGGCTCAATAAATCCAGCAGAAAGACCAATCGCTACAACATTTTTAACCCAAAGACGCTCATGTATTCCTACTCTCATTGGAATATCTTTATACGAATAAGAATCAACTTCTTCTCTAGTCCTTGGAACCACCATTTTGTCGGACATTAAATATTGTTTGAATTGTTCTAAAGCATCTTCTTTATCTATGTATTTATCCGAATATACATATCCAGTTCCTAAGCGTGACCATAAAGGGATATTCCATACCCATCCATTTTGGATAGCAGTTCCATTTGTTACGCCTTCAATTTCATTGTCTTTATCGTGATACGGAATTTGCGTAGCCCATGCTCTATTGTTTGGCAACATATCCTCGTATGGAATAAAAGGTTCTTTTAAGTTTTGTCCTAATAACAGACTTTTGAAACCAGTACAATCTATAAATAAATCGGCAGTTACTTCTTCTCCTGTATTTAAGATTAGTTTTTCTATTCCAGCATTATTCATTACAACATTTTCAACATAGGCTGAAATTACTTTTACGCCTTTGCGGTGACAAAAATTATCCCGTAAAAATAAACCAAATTTAGTGGCATCAAAATGATATGCGACATCGCTGTGAGGTGCATAAGCGCCAAATTCACCTAATTCATTTAAGGCAAATTTATTGCGTTCAATAAGTGCCATGTGAGGAAAATATGAACGAGCAAAATCATTGACATCAGTATCAGGATAAAATGCTTTTATTTCATACCAATCAGCCAAACCATTTTTTGTACCCTCTAAATCGGGTAATCTAAACGGATAATAAAAAGCACCACTATCAACATCATAAAAATCTGTAAATTTAATCCCTAGTTTATATGAGGCATCAGTAGCAAGCATAAATTCTTTTTCATCCAATTCAAGATAATCTCTAAAATTTGTAAAATCAGCCAGCGTACTTTCTCCTACTCCGACAGTAGGATGTTCAGGGCTTTCTATGACTATAATTTCTTTATCAGGAAATGTTTGTATTAAAAAAGATGCTGTAATAAATCCCGAAGAACCAGCCCCAACTATAACTATTTTATTTGTTCCCATTATTTATTCCTCTTTGGTAATTGATGGTCGCTGAATTTATTGCCATATACATCTTGTCCTCTAAAGTAATCTAATCCTACTGGTGGAGTTGATACATATTCAATTTGTTCTCTTTTAATAGCCGCATCTTCAGCCGCTTGTATTTCTTCAATAACATCATCTTCTGAAAAAATTTCTTCAGCAAATTTCATTTCGAAAGAATCAGCATAATATCTTGGTATAGGTATAAAACCCGCTAAAGGAGTTCCTTTGGGAATTACAACCTCGATATTGGGCATTTGCACCTTTAAGTTACAAGTAAAACTACGGCGAAGATTGTCTGTTTCAACAACCCCGCTCATTACAGTCATATTAGGAAGCACAAAATTTGGAGGGTTTATGGTCATTATATTTACACCTTTAGGACTCCGAATATGAAACGGGAGTTCAATAGTTATGATTCCAAATCCAAAATGACTTTTGACGGTTGGGTATAACCCTTTGCCATGATTATCTCTAATGTCATCGGGTAAAAAAAATTTTAGGTCATTTACATTATCCCCGCCATTCCAAACAACTGAAAAATCAAACTCGGCAACAATCACATAGCCATATTCATTCGCAATACTTAGGGGTAAGCATTTGTAAAAATGAGGGTCAAACCAATCTCTTTTTCGAGACGGCTTTCTTAATATCCGCCTGACCGTATCTTCATCACAGCCGTTTTCGACTATAAAAATGGCAAAAGTTTTGTCAGGAACATCAGAACCATCATTTATCATGTGACCCCCTCTCTGTGTCATACCATACCCTCATTTGTTAAAATAACAACCTTTTACCCATACGGTATCCTTGTTACTTGAAACGAGGTGCTAATGGCTGGAACAACCACTAAGGGTCTCAGATACCCAACCGCAGGTGATAATCCCGCGGTACACACAGACATTCTTAATTTAGCAACGGATGTAGATGCCCTTCTCGACACCTATATTGGTCAAACCAATCTAGTAAGCATCACTTTTGAGGGAACAACCGCAGATACCGCTGAAACTACCCTTACAGTTGTAGACCCTTCAGTTGATAGAACCATTACTCTTCCCGATGCTACGGGTACCGTTGTTCTTGATTCAGCAACCCAAACGCTAACCAATAAAACTTTAGCCTCACCAACTTTTACGGGTCAAGTGACTGGTCTTGAAATTGGCTTTAGCCAATCAATCGTATTTGAAGGCACAACAGCCGACTCTCATGAATTGACACTATCTGCTGGAGAACCAACTTCAGATGTGACGGTCACCCTTCCTAATGAAACAGATAAACTAGCAAACGAGAACTTTGTTCGAACATCTGTTCTAATGCTAGGCGGGATGTAATGACATTTACTTATTCAGGAGACCCAAGCACATCTACCCGTAACTATGTCCGTTTTCTTATTAGCGATACGACTTCAACAGATGCGCTTTTTAGTGACGAAGAATTAAACTATGTTATTACTGAGTGGGGCGGGGATGCTTATAGCGCCTCGCGTGAATTGGCTGAAATCCTTATTGCTCGTTTTAGCCGTCTAGCCGATAGCAGTTCTAAAAGCGTCGGAGACATCTCTGTTTCAGAATCTTATTCGTCAAAGATTCAGCACTACAAAGAGTTGGCTGAAAGTCTATTGCGTAGACAAATGCGTAAATCACCACCTCGTCCGTTCGCAAACGCCCAAGGTCTGAAGTCTACAAATGACAGAATTGTTGATGACTTCAATACTGACTTCTATGCTGGTATTCACGATAACCCTAACAATGTCTACGACCATCGTATAGTTGAATAGGGGTAGCCAATGGATGCTATCTATAACAAAGTAGCAGAGTTCATGACTGACTCTGTTGTCTTTACTCCAAAGGCTTCTGTTGATAAGTACAACAAAACTACCTTTGGTGCCTCTAATACAAATGTGACCGTAACAGGTCGCTTAATTTATGACACAGTTAAATCTAAAGATGTTCAAGGAATCGAAGTTGTTGATATTGGACGATTCATCACCAAGGGTCCCGCGACATCAATCACGGTTGCTCATAGGATGGTCGTCGGGGCGGACACCTTTACGATAAATGCAGTAGATAACATCGCAGACGAAAACGGAGCGCATCACACCGTCATCAGATTTGGGCGTTAGTTATGGCGAAGGCGTCTTTCAAACTCGATTTATTCGGCGATGAAGAGTTAGTTAATGCTCTTACCGCTGGCAAGAAAGATGCTCCTCAAGCAATAGCCCAAGCAATTTGGGAAGAAGCCAATGTTATTTTTGCTAAGTCGCAGATTCTTGTCCCAGTAGATACAGGCGTTCTTCGTGGTTCAGGCGGAGTATCTGCTCCACAGATGGGAAGCCAAGGCTATTTTGTAGATATTTTCTATGGTGGTCCTGCCGCTTCATACGCCCTTTATGTTCATGAAATTATTGGCAACTACCATAAGCCACCGACACAGGCTAAGTATCTTGAGCAACCAGTCATGGAAGCAATGTCTACTTTGCAAGAAAACTTAAAGGGTAGAATTATCGACATCATAGAGAAAGGTCATAGGGGCTAATGCCAACTATTCTTGAATCAGTAGGAGATTACCTACAAAATACGGCGAGCGCTTTTGGCGCTCATGCCAGTCAAGGCACCCTTGGTACATCTATTTTTCTTGGCACACTCCCTGAAACTCCCGATGCTTGCGTAGCCGTATATGAGAACGCTGGAAGTTCCCCAACATTTACTATGGGCGCTGGCGGTATCAGAATTGACTATCCAATGCTTCAAATTATTACTAGAGCAGGTCGAGAGGACTATCCAACGGCTAGAGATAAGGCAGAAGATATTCGCGTTTTGCTCGCGTCGGTGCTTGAAAGAACTGTCTCAGGGGTGCATATTATGAGGATTGAACCGATGGGTTCAGTAAACTTGTTAGGAGTAGACCCGAAGTACCGCCCACTAATCTCGGTGAATTTCCGATGCCTAGTGAGAAT